ATCACAATGCCAATCATAGTATTGGCCTTTTTTATAAATGGTAAATTGACACGACTCTGTCCAATCCCATTGAAAATTCCATCCTGCCATTTCATTGGCCATCCGAACATAAGGTTGTATTTCTCTATAAATCCAACGATCATTAAACCAACAAATATTAGAATCTCTTTTCTTTTTTAAATCTTTTAATTCTTTTTTCGTTAAAGGTTGTGCTTTTAAATCTCTATCTCTACCTAATCCCCCGGTAATGGCTGTATCGTCTTTAATAGATTTGCCATATTGAATAATCATATCACAAATTCTATGAGGAATAGCATTAGCCCAATAATAATAATAGTTTGTTAAGTTCATTTAAATATACTCATAAGTCGTCGTTAAAATGATATTCATCTGTTTAGATTTATTAGGAGAAATAAAATATTGTTGAGTGCTAGGAAACATCACAAAAGTATTATTGTTTAAAGGGAGATGCCACGTTCTTCCTTTTCTTCGGTTATCGTCATATTCAATAACAACACCCGTAGAATCTTTTCCCACATCTACTCCATAGATAAAGGTATAGTCGGCAGCATTTCTTAAATCCACAGGATCAACTGTATTTCTTGAAAAAGACTTTTGATTATATTCATAAACATTTCCCCAGTTTAATTTAGGAATCAATGTTTTACCATATTCAACTTTGAAATGATCTCTCATATAATCTTGTAACCATTGATGAGATTGAGAATATTCTACTACATAATCAGAATAAGAATAATCTTTAATATTTTCGCTAATTCTTTTTTCTTTCATAAAAGAGTCTAGAATCTTATTCTTAATAGTATCTCTTTTAATTTCAAATCCTTTAGGTGCATCAATAGCACCGTGATATAAATCTATTTCGGATAATACTTTCTTTTGCATACCTATAAGGTATGTATAGTTAATTTGATAGAAATGTCAATATGATTGAAAAGATTTGATCTAGATCAATTATGCTTTTTCGTCTGAAAGATCCCAGGCACCACTAGATTCGTTCCACGTATGAACCCATCGATGAGTTGCTGCAGTATTTTGAGACTGTTGTTCGGCTGTTAATGCTGGTGGATCTCCAATCGGAGACTCCCATCTTGCTTCTGAAGTATTAAGAACCCAACTTGCATAAGGTTTTTTACTAATGAAAATATCATTATCTTCATCATAAGTCATCCCAATACCAGCATAATTACCTCTTACTGCTTTAGAGTTATCTCCAGATTTATGGGTATTCTGTGCTGTATTGTAAGATGTTTTTTTCCAAAGAGGCCAGTTGTGGATTCTTTCCAAAAACTGTCTGCCTACTTCTTCATCTTCAACACCATCAGCATTTAAACAGTCACTATCGTTCACAACGTGAACTGCTATAACTTTATTATTTGCTCCTAATTTTGCGAAATGTGCCATAATGTTTCTCCTTATATATTATTTTTAATTACCATTCAACTATTGAAATTTATATCTTAATATTACCACTCCTGATCCTCCAGCGCCACCACCTATTCCTGTCGGAACAGGAGAACCTCCTCCACCGCCGCCACCACCTGTGTTAACCGTACCATCGTTACCTCCATAAGGTGAAGATGGACCACCACCTGCACCACCACCGCCTGGACCTGCTCCACCTGCACCACCTGAAGATCGACCACCACCTCCACCACCAGATCTTACAATTTCACTACCTGTTATTGTAGTTGGTGTACCTGCTCCACCAGAGCCACCGCCTGTACTTGGTGCGGTTCCTCCAGCAGCAGAAGCTCCTCCTCCACCTGCACCTGCGGTACCTGTAGAATTTCCACCAGGCTGTCCTTGAGGTGGACTCACAGGAGGAGTGTTTCCAGCATTACCACATCTTTGTTCTCCACCGCCACCGCCTGATCCACCGGCACTTGCATAGCCAAAAGGTTCGGGTCCACCACCAGCTCCTCCATTACCTCCGCCTGCACTTGTTATTGTACTAAAAACTGAATTTGCTCCGCTATTATCACTTTGAGCAGGAGTTAATCCTGAAGCTCCACCTGCACCTACTGATACTGGGTATGTGCCTGCTCCCACTGTTATACCTGAACCAGCATCTAATGGACTAACTGGACTATATGGATCAGGAGAATTTTTACCTTCTCTAAAACCTCCACCTCCTCCACCACCAGCTTGATATTGTCCACCACCGCCTCCTCCAGCCACAACTACATAACTAACAATATTGTTAGCTGGTGTTGGTGCAGAAGCAATAGCAAAACATCCTGAACCTGTAAAAGTATGAATCTTGTAATCTCCGCAGGTAGTTATTGTACCTCCTGTGGCATTTATAAAAGCTGGTACCCCACTAATATCAGTTTGAGTATCAGAAACATCCATCCAACCTTTTGTTCCATCAACGTAAATTAAAGTTGAAGTTAAATCATTTGTATTAATAACAGAACATGAACATACACCATTAATTTTTGAACCGTTTCTAGCAATAAAAATTTGTTTAGCAGCACATCCAGAAGTTCCAGCATAATCTTTTATTTTAACAACGTTTCCTGCTGATGGAGTAGCTGGTAATGTAACTGTAACTGAACCTCCACAAGTATTTACAAAATAACCTTTACCTGCTTCAGCGGTAAAAGGAGAAGTTTTTGCAGTAGTACAAAATAAAACAGAAGATGATGCTTGTCCAAAACCTGTTTGTGAAGCACATGCACCTAGAGCAATAGTATCCCCAGCTTCTCCTAGAGTTACTGTTGTTCCGGATCTTGGTGCAATTGTATTTACTTTAATTTTGCTCATAATCTTTTCTTTTTATTATATTATTTTTTTCTTTAAAATTCTACTCATTAATTCCTATGCTACGAAGGTTCCATCTGCGTTAAAAACTCTAATGGTGTCCGATCCACACGTTGATGCACAACCTCCTGATGCACATCCACTAGCGCACGCCGTTACATATCTTATAACTACTTTTCCTGAACCACCAGCCGCAGCACCACTTGGATTGGTACCTCCACCGCCGCCTTTATTTGTTGCTCCTGCTGCTCCTGCTGCTCCACCTGATCCACAAGGACTTGCAGCCCCACCTGGATATGCTCCTCCACCTCCTGAGAAAGATATAGCTGAACCTGTTATTGAACTTGGACTTCCAGCACCACCTCTGCCACCTCCACCAGCGGCTTGTCCAGCTTCTGAATGACCTCCACCTCCACCACCACCTGGTCCTGTACCAGCACCACCATTACTTCCTTGAGCTGGACTAACTGGGGGAGTATTTCCTGCACCTCCTGCTCCAGCAGGTGAAGAACCACCTCCGCCTCCACCAGAACCTCCTGCTTTTCCAGCACAGGTAGTATGTCCACCACCTCCGCCACCTGCGGAAGCGATTGTTGAAAAAGTTGAATTACTACCACAACTACCAAAACCAGATCCTCCCGGTTGTCCTGCTCCACCTCCACCCACTACAATTGGATAGGATGTAAATTTATTTACGGAAAAGGTTTTTCCTGGTATAGTTCTATAACCACCTCCTCCACCTCCAGCACCATAATTAGTACCAGCTCCCGCACCACCAGCTACTACTAAATATTGAACATTATAAGGTTGATTACCTGTAACATCGGAAGTTGAATCTTGAACGGATTTCCAACCAACCGTTCCATCAATATAAACCATTGATACCGATTGTCCTTGAGTATTTAAACTTGCATCATTACATACTGCATTAATTTTAGAACCACCTCTACCTACAGTGACTGCTTTACAAGCTACTGCCCAAGTATTTTTATAATCTGCTATGGAAACTATATCTCCAGCCGAAGGTGATGTAGGAAGAGTCACTGTGACTGCTCCACCACACGTATTCACCATATAACCTTTCCCTGTCGCTGCTGTGAATGGTGATGTTTTAGCTGTCGTGCACCAGTCAACTGTTCCTGTTCGTCCGAAACCTGACTGTGTTGCACCACACGCTAGTGTGACTGTAGTTCCACTTTCACCTAAAGTTAAAGTACTCGCTGTTGCATTTGTTACTGTATTTGATTTAATTGTACTTGCCATAATTTAATTCTTATTGATATTTATACCTTATTATTACTACTCCTGAACCACCAGCTCCAGAATCGCTTCCTCCATTTGGTTGGCCACCTCCTCCACCTCCACCGCCTGTGTTAGCTGTTCCATTACCAGCAGAGTCGGGACTACATCTAGCACCTACGCCACCACCACCTGGTCCTGCTGCTCCAGCAGTTCCTGGTCCTCTGTTATCACTTGCTCCACCACCACCACCTGCTCTTAATACAGGAGAAGCTGTTATTGAACTCGCTAATCCAGCACCGCCCGCACCTCCACAGCTTCCTGTTGGTCCAGGAGTACTTCCTGTACCTCCTACTGCACCGATGCCTCCGCCGCCGCCAGCTCCTTGATATGTGCTGACAACAGGTCCACCAGCATAAGGTCCACCCGTGTTTCCTTGGGGTGGAGATTGAGAAGGTGTATTACCCGCACCCGCAGCATTACTTTGGGAGCAGCTTGGATTATGATCACCTGATCCTCCACCACCTGAACCACCAGCTCCCGCTGTTACTCCAGGTCTATTAGCGTAAGCTCCGCCACCACCTCCAGCGCTTGTTATTGTTGAAAAAATTGAATTTGAACCAGAAGCACCTGCGCTTCCCTCAGCTGTTTTAGCAGCACCACCTCCCCCAACTGAAATAGGGTAAGTTTGAACTGAAACTGTTAAAGCTGAACAAGGGGTTGCTGCTGCGGGTGAAGCAGTATAAGGGTCTGTTGAAAGTTTTCCTTCTCTAAATCCACCTGCACCTCCGCCACCACCAGCCAAAGCACTTACTCCACCTGATCCCCCTCCGGCTACGACTACATATGAAACTTTATTATTAGCTGGAGTTGGAGCACTTGCAATAGCAAAACAAGCATCTGCATTAAAAGTATGAATTTTGTAATCTCCTGAGGTTGTTATACTTCCCCCTGTAGCGCTGATATAATCAGGCGCACCTGTAACATCTGATGTTGAATCTTGTACTGACTTCCAACCTTGAGTGCCATCTATATAAACCATTGTGATGGATTGACCTTGTGTATTTAATGTAGAATCATAACAACCCCCATTAATTTTTGAAGAATTTCTTCCTAGAGTAACATTATTAGTTTGCCAAGTAGATTTATAATCTGCAAGTGAAACAATATCTCCAGCAGTTGGGCTACTGGGTAGAGTTGCTGTAATTACTCCGCCACAGGTATTGACCATATAACCCTTACCCGAAACTGCGGTAAAAGGTGATGTTTTAGCTGTTGTGCACCAATCGACTGTTCCAGTTCTTCCAAACCCCGATTGTGTTGCTCCACACGCTAGTGTGACTGTTTTACCTGAACTACCTAATGTTAAAGTAGAACCGCATTGAACATCAACTGTGTTTACTTCTATTTTACTCATTAGACGATTACCAATGTTCCTGTTACTGTTATTGTTCCTGGAATAGTAATGGGTCCTGCGAGAACTCCATTCTCTACTGTTTGTGTTCCATCAATTGTTGCCGCTTGATTGGGTATAAATTCATTAGGAGAATATTGTCCTCCTATATATTGGATTCCATTTATTACTGCCGTCATAATTCTCCTTACGAACTAATTGTGTCAATGTACGAACAAACTACATCCAAACTACTCGCTGTATCACTAACTGCTTCTAATGTATCAGTACTAGCTAGAACAATTTTTGCTCCACCTTGAATTAATTCAATAGCTGAATTTGGTGGAATATTAACTCCTTTTGCTAAAAAGTAGTCTGATCCTCCTTTGGCAATTTTAACATCAATATTAATTGTTGTTGTTAAAACATTACAACATCTAATTCCTATGACTGCATCATAATTGCCACCAGCTAAAATAGTGGTATCGCCTGTTCCAATTGTTCTTACTAGACTGTTTCTAAAATCTTGTGCCATATTTTTTTCCTATAATGCAACCGCCATTGCTAATGCAAAACCTGCGCTTGCTGCTCCTACTGGGTTTCCTGTTGAATCTAAATAAACTGTTTTACTTGCAGGCATCGTACCAAATACATCTAGGGTGCCTCCAGCAAATGTTATTTTAGAAGTGTTCCCCGCAGAATTACTTATCACCGTATCTCTTGACAAAGTATCTGGTGTTGCATCGGTTACGGTTCCAATCCCAACTTCCCAATTAGCAGTTCCTTGTTCAAAAATTGCATAGTAAGTTGTATTACTATTTCCAATTCCTGAAACAAAACTTACAAAACCTGTTACGACTCCGGCAAGACTTATTGTTCCTGTACCTGAAGTTGTACTAGATTCTTTTACTCTATCATTTATTACTAATGCCATTTTACTTTTCTCCTATTAAGCCATACTGATAATTGCATCTGCCGGTGTGCTTGGATCCGGGAAAGTAATTTTAAATGTACCATTTGTACAAGTTTTACTTCCACCAAAATCTAACACCACACATACTTTATCACTTTGGGAATCATTATAAATTGCTCCATGAGTTGCTGTAATTGTAGCTGATGTCCACGTCGTGTCCGCAAAATCACATGTTGCAACTGCTGTTCCATATGCAACTGCATTACCTGTAAGGGTATTACCAGTTGCTGTGTAATTAGTTCCTGAAGAACTAACTTCATTTGTAGAAACATAAACAGTACTAGATGTGTTGTAAGGATTGGAAGTGTACAAAGCTAATTTAAAGCTGTCCCCACCGGAAGCAAAATTATGTGTTCCTGTGAATAACTCTCCACGGAATGCATAGGGTATTACGTTTGCCATATTTTTATCTCCTTAATAAGTTGATGGTGATTCAGATTTAATTGGAAGACGAATAACCCCATCTTGATATTCGTTTCTGCGTCTACGACCCATTTGTTCTCTCGCGTACGTTTCTAAAGCTTCCTTATAAGCTTTATCATAGTATTGTAGCATATCCATCGGGCCTTTCAAGTACCCATATGCATTTACTAAACATGCATATAAAAGTAAATCTTGATATTTATTAGATAGATAAGTACCACTGGAAGACTTGGTCGCATCCGTTAAACTCGTTGGTTCTTTATTATAAGCTAAAGTAATTTCATAAGCTGCATTTGGAGTAGGAGCTATCACCCAATACTCTTCATCCCAATTGCCATAATACTTAGGAATACTGCTAGAAGAAGAACCCGGTGTGGCATAATATTCAGCCATAAAACTGGGATCTCTTTGTTCTAAATAAACTTGCTCATCATCACTATTTTTTAGCTGCACATATCTAATGACTCTTAAATCAGCTGGAATTGATACATAGCGATTACCAATAATACAGTTAGAAGTCGCATAAAATCTCTCTAGATCAGCATCAAAAGCTCTATAAATTCTGTTTTCCGCATTAACAATAAATTTATTCAAAACGCTAGAACTAAAAACTGAACTATCTACTTCAGTATAATTCTTAATATCATCCTGTAAATTTGTTAAACTGTATGTTAATCCTGCGGGCATATTATTGTGGTCCTATTGTTTTTAAAGTTACTGGTCCAGAAGAGATATTCCATCCTCCACCTTTTATACTACCTGAGCTCGCTGTTCCAGTACTATTAAAATGATACCAGTTTGCTGGAGTATGTAGTAATCTTACTGTTGCTCCGGTATTATGAGTAGCAGCCGTAGATCCAAAAGCTCCACGAGTCACTCCTGTTAATGTATGAGTACTTACTCCCGTATAACTAATAATTTCAGTATCAACTAAAATGCCCCAGGTAGGTGTACCACTTGTATTGGTACTTGTAGGTTCTACTACTCCAGTAGCGACTCCTGTAAAATTTGTACCACTTGTTAAAACTATAGTAGTGGTAGAAGCATCCAGTGCTCCATTTAAAGTGGTTGTAGTAGAAGTATATTTTCCAGGATAAATTGTAAAACCTGCAGCTTTACAAATTGTTGATCCCGCAATTCCATCTATGTTTGAAATGTTAGAAAAACCAACGACAGGATTTCCTGCAACGGGTCCATCATCTCCTACGGTATCAGGAGTTCCCGTACCAGGAGAAGTAGTAGGAGCACCTCTAAATCTTACAGTGTCTCCATAACTTCTTTGATGATCTAAGGATTTAACATTTATAATTCCTGAAGCAGCTGCATAAGTTACTAAAGGATTAAATTCTAAAAATCTTAAAGTAGAAGGAGCTGGCTGTTGAGGTCTTGTTTTCCATAAAGCTGTGGGATCAGCATGACTTGGTTTAGGATCGAGTTGAGGTTGTTTAGATTCAAATTCAGAATAATGTACAAACAATCCATTCCATTGTGTAACCATTTCATTCCATGGAAATGATTGACCACTAATATCTGAAACTGCTAGTGCAAATTTTCCTTGTGCATATCGCGCCATAATTAAACACTGGGATAATAGGTCTTAGGTGTAATATACGTACTATTACTCGACCCATCCGCTGCCTCCGCTCTTAATAATTCATCCTCATAAAGTAATTTTAAATTCTGTGATCTATCAGGAGCATATTTTAAACTCACATAATAGGCTAACCCTGCGCACATTGCAGGAATGTAATAATAAGGAACATCTGCTGCATTGGTATAGGCACCAGCATCCTCTATTCTTTTCATGTAATAAAATTGAATTCGGTCTCCCGCCTGACTGGATCCAGGTGTAGTATATAAAGTAATAGTAACTCTATCTATAAATCTTTGAACCCAATATTGGGAAGGTTGTCCTTTAGCTAATTTATTTGATAAAGCCGAATAAGTTGATCTTGAAATTTTGGTTAATGGACTATCGGATTGACTCGTCGTACCTGCACTACTTCTATAAGAAGCTTCAAAAATATCATCAGTACCATATAAAGCAGCACCTGCACTATTTAATAAAGTAGAAGTTCCATCTCCACTGGCTCTATAGCCAATGTATTCATTCGTCCCATCGACAAGAGTGGCATATCCATCTCCAATTTCCCAGAGATGAATTCCTCTGTTAGCCCACTCTTGAAACATAATATTTAAAGAGCGCCTTGCAGTTTTTAACTGGTAACCGGCAACTCCTCTAATACCACATCGTTCATAGGCTTCTTCAATAATATCATCAACAGCAAACGTTTTTCCGAAAGTTGCTGTCCCGGATGTAGTGTTAGCCATTTAAACTCCTACGCGCCAGTGATTGTTATTGTAACGCTTCCACCAGCTCCCGTTAAGTTATAAACAATACCATCTTTACATAAAATACCAGAACCGGGAATGAAAAGTTGCATCCCTTCTGTATTATAATTATACGTAGCTACCGCAGTTCCAGGTGATCCTGTACTTGTAGAATCATAAAAAAC